TGCTATAAAAGCCGTAGCAACAGGTATAAAACAAATAAGAGGCGCAAATGGCAAAGGCGGAGGAGGAGGGGGTGGAGGTGGTAATACTGCGCCAATGAGTGCACCTGCGCCACCGCCACCATTACCACCACAATTAAATACACAAATGATTAACGGAGGTCAAATAAATCAGTTAGCATCGGCAACGGCTCGCGCCTATGTTGTAGAATCCGATGTATCCGGAAATCAGGAACGAATAAACAGATTAAATAGAGCATCACGTATAAATTAAAAATTATGACATTACCAATTTATGAATTGAAAATAAGTGAAAACTTACAAGATGACGCGCAAGTAGATTACATCGCGCTTGTTGATTCGCCAGCAATTAAAAAAGATTTTTTAGCGTTTAACGACCAATTAAGTATTTACGGATTCACTCCTAAATATTTTTATTTGTGTCCTATGGCTACGGAATTATTTAAGCATTTAGTAGAAATGAATGTTGGCATAAATGAGCAAGGAATGTTGCGAAGTGCGGGGCAAATAGCCGATAATATTTTAGAGACCGAATATTATGCAATTGAAAAAAACTTTGTTAGTGTTGAAGATTACAACGAAGCCGTTTTATTGTTAGACGATTTTATAGATTTAATGGCCGAAATAGATAAGTTAATAGGAATGCAACACGATGTAAGTTTTATGCAAAACCACATAAACAAGATTAAAGAATTTTTGCCTAAAAATACATTTGCAGAATCGTACACGGACTATCCAAAGGAAGCAAGCGAAAACGCAAAGGTTGCTTTAAGATGGGCTGAAGAAAACGGATGGGGCGATTGTGGAACGCCTGTTGGAAAAATAAGAGCGAATCAATTAGCGAAAGGCGAGCCGATTAGTAGAGACACCATAGCCCGTATGGCATCGTTTGAAAGGCAACGCCAAAACTCACAAAAGGAACTCGGCGATGGTTGCGGACGTTTAATGTGGTTGGCGTGGGGTGGCGATGCTGGGGTTGAATGGGCATCGAGAAAATTACAACAAATTGACAAAACAAAATTATCGTTTTCAATTATTAACGAGGAAAAACGTATTGTATCTGGAGCATTAATGTTGGCAGACGAATTAATTTATAGGTCTGCAAACAAAATAATTAAAACAGACCATTACGTTAAGTTTTCAGCGGACACGATAAAAATGATTGCGATAAAATTTGCAAAAAAGAAATATCAAAATAATGTGAATTTGATGCACGATCCTTCGCAAAAAGTAAAAGGAGTTACGATGTTTGAAAGTTGGCTTGTAGATACCGAACGAGGCATTATGCCGATGAAAGGATTTGAGGGCGTTGCAAATGGTAGTTGGTTTGGGAGTTTTTATGTCGAGAATGAAAAGGTATGGCAAAGCATAAAGAAAGGCGATTATAAGGGCTTTAGCGTCGAAGGTTTATTTGACTATGTCGAGCCAATTAGCGCCGAAGAAAACGCCTTAAAAGAAATTAAGGAACTTTTAAATTCAATTACTGAAGATTAAATCTATAATATATTATGAAAGCAACAGAAATCATAAAAAAATTAAATGAAAAGTTTGCGGAATTAGTAGCGCAACCAACTCAAACTAAAATGGAAACAATCACAGGAACATTAAAAGACGGAACGGTTGTAGAAGTTACTGCGCTTGAAGTAGGCGGTATTGTAACAATCGAAGGCGTACCAGCACCAGTAGGGCAACACGAATTAAGTGACGGAACAATAATAGTTTTAGGCGAAAACGGAGCGATAGTAGAAATTATGCCAAAGGTTGAAGAAGTACAAGTTGAGGCAACTATGCCAAAGGTTGAAGATATGAGCGCTAAATTTTCAAGTTTGGAAAATGCAACAAACGAAAAGTTTGCTACCTACGAAACAAAATTTGCATCATACGAAACAAAGTTTGCGCAATACGAAAGCAAATTAAATAAAGCTACTCAGTTAATAGAGGGCTTAATGAACTTAACTAAAACGCTTGCGGAAACTCCATTAGGAACTCCAGACGTTGCGGTTAAAAACAATTTTACAGAAACAAAAAAGACAAGAGATTACTCAATATTATTTTCATAAAAATTAAAAATTAAAATAAAATGGCATTATCATTAAGTACCTTATCAGCATACACTAAACAACTTGTTGAGCCTTTATTAACAAGTGCGGTTATCGGTGCAAAAACACAACAAATGATTATGGACGGAGGTATAGTTATACCAAAGGCAAAATCAGCGGTGCAAATTCCTTTAATGGATACAGACGCAGTATTTCAGGCAGACGGTTGCGGATATTCTCCGAGCGGAACAACATCGTTTACTCAAAGAACTGTAACAGTTGGTAAAATTCAAGTAAGCGAAACAATTTGCCCTAAAAACTTTGAGGCGTACTTTACGCAAGAGGCTTTAAAAGCGGGTAGCACTTATACCGATTTTGGAAACGCTCAATTTTTAGAGGCGTATCTTGCAAAGAAAAACGCTCGTATTGCAGCGCAAATCGAAACATCTATTTGGCAAGGCGATATAACAGGAAGTGGCGGTGCGAACTTAAACAAGTTTGACGGATTAGTAAAATTAATTGATGCGGGTAGTCCAACAGATGCAAACGTTTCAGGTTATACAGGCGTTGCAACGATAAGCACAATAACTCAATCAAACGTTGTAGCTGCAACCGAAGGAATTTACAAAGCAATACCAGCCGAAGTAATGGCGAAAGGCGATGTGAAAATATTCTGCGGTTACGATTGGTATCGTTTATTGATTATGGCTTACAGAGCATTAAATTTGTTTAGCTACAATCCACAAGATGTAAATGCTCAGTCGTTTATATTGCCGGGAACAAACATCGAGGTAGTACCAGTAAATGGTTTAAATTCAACAGGCGATGCTTACGCTATTTCATTATCAAATATGGTTTTAGCGGTTGATTTAGAAAACGAAGAAAGTAATTACCGCGTATTTTATAGCGAAGATAACGACGAGATTCGTACAAAAGTAAGTTTTAAAGTAGGTGTAAACGTAGCGTTTACAAACGAAACAGTTAAGTTTAAAGCGGCTATTTAATAACAATATTCTTTACGAAAATAGCGGTGCAATAAACGCCGCTATTTTTTTTAAAACAAAAAATTATGCCTTGTGAAATTACAGCGGGTTATGCGATAGATTGTCGCGATAGTATTGGCGGTATTGATGCCATTTACTTAATAGAAAATTCAGCGCTTTACGATGCGTCTGGGGTTAGTCGTGTAACTTATGCTTCGGGTACGGTTACGGCACTTACAAAAGATACAGGTAAAAAATTCTATAAATTTGAAGTACCGAGAGCAACGGCAATGGCTTCAAATAATTTAACTGCATCTGCAGAAAACGGTACTTTGTTTTTTACACATATGGTATCGTTCCCTTTAAATTCACGTAGTGCAACAACACGAAATATTATTACTACTTTAGCAAAAAATCGTGTAACGTTTGTTACAAAAGATATGGACGGTACTTTTAGAATGTATGGACAAGGATTTGGATTATTTTTAGATACAGCGGAAGGCGGAAGCGGTACGGCTTTAGGGGATAGAAACGGATATCAATTATCGTTTAGCTCACAAGAGGCGGAAGATTTTTTAGTAGTTTCTTCAGGCGTTGCAGCTGCATTAGAAACTCCAGGCACTTAGTAAATAACCTATGAAAATTTTGCCCACCGTTACCGAGCGTTTCGGTGGGTTTTTTTTATATCTTAAACGTAAGATTTAACCTGACAAAAATGATACATTTAACAAAAGGATTAACGCAAACAGTTTTTTTTAATGCTTCGCAAAATTGCGTTTTAACTAATCCTTATTTTTTATTTGTATTTACAAACAGGGTTACGCAAGATATCGTTAAATTTGTAGCAACAAATACTTCAACTACTTTGCGTTATAATAAATTTTCTTTGGTAACTAATAGCCGTTTTAATGGCGCTGAAGAGGGTTTTTGGACTTATAATGTATATGAGCAGACAAGTAGTTCAAACACGAATATAAGCGGTTTAAATAACGTTGAGAGTGGTTATGCTTATTTACATCCTTCAACAACATTTGCACCGAGTGAATATAACGAACAATCAAACACATTTGTAACATACAATGGATAATCAATACAAACATATCGTATTACAATTTGACCGCGCTTTGCAACCTGTATTTACTGAAAAGAAAAATAAGGGTTATGTTGAGTTTGGCGAAATGAATAATTATCCAGAATATTTACTTTCGCTTTACAATGAATCGCCAAAGCACGGAGCAATCGTTAAAGGTAAATCAACATACATTTTTGGGCGTGGGTTTGAGGAAAAGGGCAAAGCAAATAGTAGAGGCGAATCGTGGAACGATATTTTAAAGAAATGTGTTAAAGACGATGAACTTTTTAGAGGTTATTATTTACAAGTTATTTGGAATCGCATTGGGCAAATTAGCGAAGTGTATCATATCGATTTTAGTAAAGTTAGAGTTGCAAAAAATTTAAGTAGTTTTTACATAAAAAACGATTGGTTAGATTGGAAGGAAAAGCCACGCGAATACCCACAATTTAGCACGCAGAATACAACAGGTAGCCAGATATATTATAAAAGAGAATACAACCCAACGAGCGAAATTTATCCATTGCCGTCTTATTTTCAAGGTCTTAATTATATTGAATCTGATATTGAAGTATCGCGCCATATTTTAGGCAATGCAAAACAAGGGTTTGTAGGGAGTACACTTATCAACTTAAACAATGGCGATCCGATTAACGAGGAACACAAAGGCGAAGTTGAGAAAGGTTTATTAAAGAAATTTACTGGCGACAGCGGAAAGCGTGTTGTAATAATGTTTAACAAGTCCAAAGAGAATAGCGCTGATATACAAAATCTGGGTACTACAATGCTAACTAAAGAGGATTTTACAAACATCAATAATTTAATTCAACAGGAAATATTCGCATCGCATCAAATAACTTCGCCGTCTTTATTTGGAATTAAAACAGAGGGGCAATTGGGCGGACGTACTGAAATCCGCGACGCTTACGAAATATTTAATAATACATACGTTCAGGAACGCCAAGAGGAATTTAACCAAGTTTTTACTGATTTTAGAAACTTAAAAGGCGAGGTTGGGGAGTTTAATATTATACCATTAGAGCCGTTAAAGTTTGAGTTTACGGAAGCTATTATGGTGGCGAATTTAACTCAAAATGAAATTAGGGAGTTAATGGGGCGCGAGCCGTTGCAAGTTGGTCAGGTTACATCGGACGGCGAAACAGCAGTTGTAGAGCAACCCGTTCAACAAGCGATTGAATTACCAAACGATTCTATAAAGAATTTAAGCGGTCGCCAATATCAAAACGTTATGCGAATTGTTAGGCAGTTCGGGAACGGAAAACTATCTAAAGAACAAGCTGGGTTAATGCTTAAAAATGGTTTCGGTTTTACTGATAATGATATAAATGTTTTTTTGGGT